TGCAAAGTCTACACTTAAACCCGAAGAGACCAGAACGGTTTCTGAGGGTTATTTTTTATGGCTGCCGGGGGCAAATCGCAGATCACTTGGCAACGAGTGTACACCCGCTCTCGGCAGCATTACCCGGAAAGGAGGTTAGCTAATGGCACGACTTACGCTTAAAGACCGGAAGATCATCCAGAAGATGTACAACGCGGAAGAGACCAATCTTGCGATTGCGATCAAGCTCAACGTACACCCTTCCACGATCTACGACGAGCTGAAGCGTGGCTACACCGGGGAAACGGATGAATACGGCAGAAGGGTTTACGACCCGGAGCTGGCGCACCGCAAGGTGCAGGAGAACGTGAAGCGCTGCGGAACGAAGAAACGCAGACCGGGAAGGAGGGTGTAATGAACGAGCGAAGACGCAGAAGAAGACGGCGCACTGCTCTGAGAAAGATCGCTGCCGTCTGCATCGTAGGGACTATCGCGGTATGCGGTATCAGCAGCGTGAAGCCCCCGGCAGTGGTCGAGGCGAGCGCGGCAAGCATGATCGAACCGGCACCGGCAGCAGTAAGGCAAATAAAAGCGGCTCCGGCCAAGATCATTGCAGCGACTTTACCGGAGCCGACAGAAACGCCGGAAGGTATTGATAGCTGTTGGGAGCCGTCCGAAGAGGACATAACCTTCCTTGCGAAGACATTATACGGCGAATGCCGCGGCGTGGCAAGTAAGGATGAGCAGGCAGCAGTCGCGTGGTGCATCCTCAACCGGGTAAGCAGCCCTCGCTTTAAGGGCGACACCGTGCGTGAGATCGTAACAGCGCCGTATCAATTCTCTGGGTACAGCGAGAGCTTTCCGGTAACGGATGATCTGAAGGAGCTTGCAATCGACGTTCTAAAGCGCTGGCACGCGGAATACTGCGGACTGGCCGAGGACGTAGGCAGGACCCTTCCCTGCGATTACTTCTTCTTCCACGGTGATGGAGAGCGGAACTACTTCAGGAAAGAGTTCAACAGTAAAACGTATTGGGACTGGTCTTTTGACAGTCCGTATGAAGGAGGCGCGGCATGAACAGTATCAGAGAACGCCGTCTGGCGCTCGGCATGACGCAGCCGCAGCTGTCGCAGATACTCCGGAAATATGACCCGCGTATAGACGCGGGCATGGTAAGCCGGTTCGAGCAGGAAGTGTGCTTCCCGACAGAGGCGGTCTTAAAAGGCCTTGAAACGGCCTTGCAAGCCGACAGGAGCGAACTTTACAGCGAGCTTGAGCTTTCTATCATTCCGACGATAAACGGCAAAATAAGCCCGATTACGGCCCAGCTTGCGGATATCGTACCCTTCGGAAGAACGAACGCGATCAGCCGTGAGGCGCTGGCAGACAAGCTCAATTTATCAGACCGGCACATGAGAGCGGCGGTAAGCCTTGCGCGGCGCGAAGGTCTTGTGATCATCAACGATCAGGGCGGAGGCGGGTACTACCGCAGCGACGATGTGACGGATATCAGAAGGCAGCTCAACCAGACACATCACAGGGCGCTATCCCTGCTGGCGCAGGAAAAACATCTGAAAGACCGCATCAAAGCGGCAGAAGGAGAACAGGTATGAACGAAATGACACAGGAGCGCGAAGGCGCGATTCTCGAAAAGGCTATCGCCACCTTCGGACCCGAAGCACAGGTGATCGTAGCGATCGAAGAGTGCAGCGAGCTTATCAAAGCTCTTACAAAATGGCTGCGTGCCGGATGGGACGCGGACCCGGAGACCGTCAAGGCGGTTCACATCGCCGGGGCAGCGTTCGTCGTAAACATCAAAGAGGAAATGGCGGACGTTTCCATCATGCTCAACCAGCTCGCGCTGATCTTCGGAGACGCGAACGAGGAAGAGCTTTCAAAGCTCGAAAGGCTTGAAAAGCTCTTGGAGAGCTTCCATGAACAGCATACCTGATCACCCCGTAATCCGGAACATGGAACGGACCGGATATCCCGACGGCATCGGCCCGCGCACCTGCTGCCTGTGCGACGAGTGCGGCGAGGATATATACGAGGGCGAGACTTACTACCGAATAGGCGGCTTAAATCTCTGTGAGGCATGCGTCGAGGACGCAAGGACCGAGGCGGAGTACGACAACTGAATTATCTGTAGGAGGAATGACAAATGGCAGAAAACGAACTTATGACCGTGCAGGACGCAAACGACGCTCTTATCGAGCTGGACTACGATAACGTCCTTGCTCTGGCAGAACGCGCCGACAAGATGGTAGGCGCACTCAACAAGATCATGCAGGCGGCTCTGAAGATCACGAACGGCAAGGACTGGGTTCTGATCGGCGGAACGCCCTACCTTCAGGAGACCGGCGCAAGCAAAGTCGCGAGGCTCTTCGGTATCAGCTGGAAGATCTGCGACGGATATCCAATGAAGGAGCTCGACAAGGACGGATATCCCACGTACACCTACCGCATGGAGTTTACCATGCACGGACAGACGATAACCGCTGAAGGCATGAGGAACGCTGCTGACGAGTTCTTCACTGGCAAGAACAAGAAGAGCGTGGACGAAATCGACCTTGCCGACGTGAAGCGTGCAGCATACACGAACTGCTTAAATCGCGGCATCAAGGGTATTCTCCCCGGCCTGCGCAATCTGGACGTTTCCGATCTGGAAGCAGCCGGCATCAACATCGGAAAGACGAAGGGCTACACCTTCAAGGAAGGCAGCAAGGGCGGCAACACCGGCAGCGCCGAGGAAAGCGGCCTTGTGTGCAGCAACTGTGGCGAGAAGATCAGCCAGAAGGTTGCGAGCTATTCCGAAGGCAAATTCGGAAGGCGGCTTTGCATGAACTGCCAAAAAGCTGCCGCAAAAGGCGCTATCGACGTAACGCCGAAGGAAGAAAAGCAGCCTACGCGCGGCGGAAGGCGTGCGCAGCAGGCCCCAGAGCCGGAAGACTATCCACCCACGCCGGATGATGATCACTTCCCTCCCGCCGATTATTATGACGATTTCGGAGGTGAACAGTAATGCTTACAGCAGGATATATCGCCGAAAAGATCAGCGACTTCGTAAAAAGCGAGATCAAGGTTTACCCGGTCAATAACCTCCGGGCCTCTAATATTGGACACCCCTGCGAGCGGTATCTGTATCTCCTGATCAAGCACTGGGACGAGCAGCAGCCGCACGACGAAGGACTTCAGAACATCTTCGACTTCGGCAACAGCGTCGAAGAGTATACCATCAAGAAGCTCAAGGACGCAGGACTTGAGATCATCACGCCGACGCAGCGCAGCTGGAAGGTGGAAAACCCCTTCATTACCGGCAGAGAAGATATCCGCATCAAAGACCCGGAAGACGGGCAGCTCTACCCGGCAGAGATCAAAGGACTTTCCCCGTTTGAGTGGGAGCGCCTGAACAGCATCGAGGACTTTTACAACAGCAAGCGCTACTACGTGCGCGGCTATCCTTCGCAGCTCATGGTCTACTGCTGGAAGTTTGAGAAGGAAAAAGGCTTCTTCATTCTCACGAATAAGCTGACCGGCAAGATCAAGATCATCGAGGTTCCCTTTGACTGGGACAGAGCGGACGCGCTGCTTAAAAAAGGCGAGCGTATCTACAAAGCCCTTGCCGATCAAAGCGGAAAGACGGTTCCCGCAGCCTGCGAGGATATCACAGTCTGTGAAGAGTGCGCTATGCGGCACCTGTGCAGCGCCTCTATCGAAAGGCCGGAAATGGATATCGACGACGGCGAGCTTGAAGCTTTGATCGACCGTAAGGGCGAGCTTGCAGCAGCATACAAAGAGTACAACGAGACCAACGATAAGATCAAGGCTGCTGTTGGAGACCGGGATAAGGTTCTCGCGGGCAAGTACGTCGTGACCGCAAAGAACATCGAGAGGAAGGAATATGTTGTTAAGGCGAGAACGGAAAGACGTATAACTGTTACCCGCTTGTGATAGGAGGCTTCCATGATACCGTGGATTCAGGTGTACTCCAATCTGCCCACACACCCGAAAACTTCAAAGCTCGCGGAGGAGCTGAAGCTTTCCAGCTCCTTCACGAGCCCGACAATCATTGCCGCAGGCCTTCTCGTAGGCATCTGGACATGGGCAATTCAAAATGCCTATGACGGCGATCTATCTGAGTGCAGCCCCAGCACGATCGCTGACGCGTGCCGCTGGAAGAAGAAGCCGGAGCAGCTTATATCGGCTCTTAAGAAAAGCGGATACCTCGACGACGACATGCACCTGCATGACTGGGAAGAATATGCAGTATTGATGATAGACAGCGAGGATAACCGCCGTGAGAAAAACCGCGACCGAGTAAATCGTTACAGAAATAAGAAGCGTAACGCCGATGTAACGTTACAGTCACGTAACAGTAACGGCTACGCGGACGTTACATGTTAAAGTGTACCCTTTGTCAAGGACACATTTACAAAACAGAACAGTTAATCTGATCTGTAGATAGGAAGTGGATATACACCTGTAGTTACATAGCGATAGTATTCATTAGGAGACAGTTTGGCA